TTTTCGAAAATTATCTATTACAGTAAATTTATCAGATCCAAAAGATTACAAGGGTGGTAACTTTGAAATAAAAAGTCCACAAGGGCAAGAACTAAAAATGCCTGTTGGACAGTTGAGAAAGAGAGGAACAGTAGTAATATTTCCATCTTTTTTACAGCACAGAGTTACTGAAGTTACAGAGGGAACACGCTACTCACTGGTTCAGTGGTATAATGGTCCTGAATTTAGATAGGAATTAAAATGGCAAATCATGTATATAATTATATAGAGGTTAGTGGAACTGATGAAGTATTAAATAAATTTCAAGAAATGGGAAAAGGTCTCATTACTGAAAGAGAAACTACAGACTGGGAAGGTAAACCAATGTCAATCAAAGAGTACAACGGTATAGAAGAATTAGATTTTATGCCAGAGTATGACGAAGATAAGTGGTATGATTGGTATTGTGAGAATGTAGGGGCAAAGTGGTGTCACATTGAAGAGTGGGATGAAGTTTATATTAATCTTTGTTCAGCTTGGAGTGCATGTCTATCTTTTACAGAAAGACTAACAAGGGAGCTAGGAAAGATTGATCCTCATGTTCAAGTGCGTCATCAATATGAAGACGAGTTTCGTAATTTTATCGGAGTCGTTGTCTATGAAGGAATAGATGCCGAGGAGTTATTATACGAAGAAGTGGACGATGGAGATTTAGCATATCTTTTCAAAGAAGAGCGTCCAGAGTTTGATCATAATATAGACGAGTGGACAGACGAGATGTATGAAGCATATGACGATCTAGTCTACAACTGGTTGCAAGATCAAACTGTTTAATGAAAGCAATTCTTTCCAATCGCATTTACTTAGAGTGCACTAATGAGTATCAGTCATTTCTTGATGAAGAACTGACATATTCGATACCTCCTCGCAGACCAACTGATCCGCCTATCATCATTAAGAATATGGGCGTAATAAGATCAGGTTTAGTGTCTCTACCGATTGGAAGAATGGATCTTATCCCAGATGATTACGAAATAAAGGATAAGCGTAATAACATACCAATTGAACCTATTGACTTTAAGTTTACTTTACGAGACTCTCAACAGTCCGTATATGATGAAGTCGAAGGCAGTTGTATAATTAACGCTTGGGTAAGCTGGGGTAAGACATTTACTGCGTTAGCAATCGCAAATAAATTGCAACAAAAAACTCTCATTGTTACGCATACTCTAGCGTTGCGAGGACAGTGGGAAAAAGAAATACAAAAAGTCTTCGGGGTCACGGCGGGTGTGATCGGCTCAGGAAAGTTTGAGACGAATTCGCCTTTTGTCGTGGGAAATGTACAAACTTTGTACCGAAATATCGACAAAATCGTATCGGAGTTTGGGACAATTATACTTGATGAGATGCACCATGTAAGTAGTCCTACTTTTACACGAATTGTGGACGCTTCGAAGGCACGCTACAAAATAGGATTGACTGGAACCATGCAGAGAAAAGATGGAAGACATGTTGTCTTTCGTGATTACTTTTCCTCTACAGTATTTAAGCCACCCAAAGAGAACTATCTTACTCCACGAGTAGATATTATACACTCAGGGATTCGCTTTTTAGATGGTAATGTTGACTGGGCATCTCGAATCAACGCACTTGCGTATGATTGGGAATACCAAAATACAATGGCAATGCTCGCAGCAAGTTACGCCGCTAAAGGGCATAAGGTTCTTCTAGTCAGCGATAGAGTAGATTTTCTAAAATCTTGTGCACGGCTCGTGGGAGACACTGCAGTTTGCGTAACTGGAGATGTTCCTCACGAGGAGCGTGGCAAATTAATAAAACAGATCTTCACTGATAAAGATATACTCTTTGGAACACAAAGTATATTTTCGGAAGGAATTAGTTTAGACTGTTTAAGTTGTCTCATTCTAGGCACACCTGTAAATAATGAGCCGTTGCTCACACAGTTAATCGGTCGTGTTATAAGAATGTATGACGAAAAACCGCAACCAGTGATAGTAGACATCAATTTGGAAGGTCGTACAGCTAGAAAGCAGGCATCTGCGAGAAGGGGATACTACATGCGACAAGGGTATGAAGTATCAGAAGTATAGGAGTGAAAAATAATACTTGACATGAGGTCAAGAATTTGTTATAATATGTTATTCTATAATTGGGAAAAAGTAAAAAGAGAGAGCAATGGGAGCGTCAAAGACATTTTGACAATCCTTCATATACTTACCTATAAACTTCCACCAGTGAATAGACATGATAGAATATACAAGTTCTGGACTAAAAGTTTTCATGGGGATTCATTCCTCGTGAACCCAGAGGCGTTATTCATTCAGCGTAGGAGATATTCAGATAGTGAGATTGCACAGTATGCAGGTATCGCATCATTGCGTAATTATTTTGAATATCAAAAAACAAAAGATACCAGATTAGACCTCCTCCACTTTACAGGGGATGAGGACAGTATTAAAAACAACAGATTACTACAGATTGAGGGCGATTACATACGCTTTAAATTTGAAGAAATCACTTTAAAGGAACTAAAATGGCAATAAAATTTAACCAAGCAAAGGGCGAAGCCCAAAAGAATAAAATCGACAGCTATCAGTATGTCGAAGGCGACAACATGGTAAGAATGGTAGGGGATATGCTTCCTCGCTATGTTTACTGGTTGAAAGGAGAAAACGGTAAGAACTTACCATTCGAGTGTCTCTCATTCGATAGAGATGCCGAGGCATTTACTAACCAAGAAAAAGACTGGGTCAGAGAATATCACCCAGAACTAAAATGTGGTTGGGCATATGCAATTCAATGTATTCATGACGGAAAAGTCAAAGTACTCAATCTAAAGAAAAAATTACTAGAGCAGATAATGGTTGCAGCAGAAGATCTTGGCGATCCAACTGACCCTGAAACTGGCTGGGATGTATTCTTTAAAAGAGTTAAGACTGGACCAATGGCTTACAATGTTGAGTATCAATTACAGGCTCTAAAGTGTAAACCAAGAGCATTGAATGAGACAGAGATGGAACTTATTTCTGATCTTAAATCAATGGATGAAGTACTTACTCGACCAACTCCTGACGCACAAAAAGAACTCTTAGACAGATTAAGAGAAGGGGCATCAAACGAGCCTGACGAAACCGTTACAGACGAGTTTGATATCAAGTAGGAGCAACTTATGTTAACAGTAGGAGATAAATTTCCAGACTTACACATGAAAGGTGTAAATGAAACAAATGATTTCATTGATGTAGATGTATTATTAGCCGAGTGGTCAGTAATATATTTTTACCCCAAAGATTTTACTTTCATTTGCCCAACCGAAATAGCAGGGATGGATGAGCTAAACCATGAAGCTGATGTTATTGGAGTAAGTGGAGATAATGAGTTTTGTAAACTTGCATGGAAAAAAGACAATGCTCTTATCCGTGAGATTAGACATATTCTTGCAGCAGACTGTGGTCTGAGACTTTCTCGTGAACTAGGAATAGTAAATGAAGAAGAGGGAGTATGTTATCGAGCAACTTTTATAGTTGATCCCGAAGGAATAATTCAACATGTATCAGTAAATGCGTTAGATACAGGTAGAAACGCAGAAGAAGTATTACGAACACTACAAGCTTTAAAAGCTGGTGGTCTTACAGGATGTTCATGGACACCTGGAGAAGATTTCGTAGCATGATTCTATTTACAGCAGATTGGCATATTAAGTTAGGTCAAAAGAATGTGCCTGTACCGTGGGCTTGCTCTCGGTACAAGATGTTCTTTGAACAGATTCATGACCTTGAAAAAACAGTTGATCTGCACATCATTGGTGGGGACTTATTTGATAGAGTCCCCAGCATGGATGAACTTACACTTTACTTTGACTTTATAAAGGGTGTCACAGTGCGTACTATTATATTTGATGGTAACCACGAAGCAACAAGAAAACACAAAACATTCTTTACAAATTTAAAAAAAGTTACCGAACAATTAAATCCACTAGTAGCAGTTATAGATCAAACAACTGTGGATGATTTTAGTGATTATGCGATACTGCCATATGCAGACTTGCATAAAAAGAAAAGTATTGAAGATATAAATACGGAAGTATTGTTTACACACGTTCGTGGTGAAATACCACCTCATGTACAGCCTGAAGTAGAATTATCACGCTTTGATAAGTTCAAAGTGGTATTTGCAGGAGATTTACATGCACACAGCAATACACAAAGAAACATAGTATATCCTGGCAGTCCTATGACTACAAGTTTTCACAGAAAGAAAGTAGAGACAGGATATTTATTAATAGATGATAATAAGGGATTTGAATGGACATGGCATCCATTTCAGTTACCACAACTTATTCGTCAAACAGTTACAGATCCAAGCGAAATGCTGCAGACAATGTACGATCATACAATATATGAAATAGAGGGAGATGTATCTGATCTTAGTAATATTAAAAATAGCGAATTACTAGATAAAAAAGTTATAAAAAGAAAAACAGAGGCGACTCTAATACTTGGACAAGATATGACAATAGAAGAAGAATTAGGTGAGTACCTAAGTTATATATTAGAGTTAGATGAAGATAAAACAAAAAATATTTTAGGAGTGTTTAGTGATTACGCTAAAGAAGCTGGAGTGGAGTAATTGTTTTAGTTATGGGTCAGATAATGTACTAGACTTAAATGATAGTATAGTTACTCAGCTAGTTGGAACAAATGGAACAGGAAAAAGTTCAATCCCGTTAATACTTGAAGAAGTATTATTCAACAAAAATTCCAAAGGAATAAAAAAAGCAGATATACCAAATCGAGAAGTCAATAATGGCTATGATATCTCTTTGTCTTTTTCAGTCAACGAAGATGAGTACTTAATTGATGTTGTTAGACGCACAAATATTAAAGTAAAATTATATAAGAACGAAGAAGATATATCAAGCCACACAGCAACTGCAACATATAAAACATTAGAAGCAATTATTGGAATTGATTTCAAAACCTTCTCGCAGATAGTATATCAGAATACTAATGCCAGTTTGCAGTTTTTGACAGCGACAGACACAAATCGTAAGAAGTTTCTAATTGATCTATTACAGTTGGATAATTATGTAAAATTCTTTGATGTTTTCAAGGAATTATCACGAAATTTAGCTGGAGATGTTTCTCGCATACAAGGGAAAATTGACACAATCAATAAGTGGTTATCAGATAATTATTTGGAAGATACATCACTACTTTCAAAATTAGAATTACCATTTTACTCGGAAGAAGATGAAGAAACTCTGCGTTCTTTACAAATAGAATTTGAAAATATCTCTGAAATCAGTAAAAAAATTAACCAAAATAATTTATACAAAAAGCAGTTGGAGTCCATAGATTTAAGTCTTGCGAAAGAGTATGTGAGCAATACTGAATGGCAAGATACAGAGCATTTACTACAACAAATTGGTGAAATAAAATCTCAGGGTAGTCAAGAAGTTCGTATGATCAAGAAGTATACAGACCTGCTAGAAGTAGATGAAGCAGGCTGCCCAACTTGTGGTCAAGACATAGACAAAGATTTTATAGAAAAAGAATTAAAAAATCACGAAGAAACAAAAGAAGTATACAATACTCAACTAGAGTTAGTAAACGAGAATCTTGCAGAAGTAAATAAAGCAAATCTTTTACTGAAAGAAATGCAACAAAAAATAAGTAATTGGGAAGAAATATACAGACAAATAGATTACAATCTTCCTAGTGAAGTACCTGATGCCTACGAGATAGAAGGAAAGATAGAAAAAATAAAAATTAGAATCAAACAAAGAAGAACAAAAGTCGAAGAAGTAATCGCAGAAAATGAAAGAATAGAACGACACAATACACGACTAGCAATTATTGAAGAACAACAAACCGATTTTGAAGAGCAACATAAAAGTCTTACTTCAGATATAACAGAAGTAGAGAGTAAACTTGGACATGTTGAAATTTTGAAAAAAGCATTTAGTACAAATGGACTACTTGCTTATAAAATTGAGAACTTAGTAAAAGATCTCGAAGAATTAACAAACGAATACCTTGCAGAGCTATCCGATGGACGTTTTAGTCTTGAATTTGTCGTGCTAAATGACAAACTAAATGTAGAGATAGACGATAATGGCAAAACAGTAGATATATTAGCTTTGAGTGCTGGAGAGTTAGCACGAGTGAATACATCTACTCTTTTAGCCATTCGTAAACTAATGAGTAGTATTTCTAAGTCTAGAATCAATGTTCTATTCTTGGACGAAGTTACGAATGTTTTAGACGAGCAAGGAAAAGAAAGATTAGTAGAAATTCTACTGAGAGAGGAAAATTTGAATACTTATATAGTATCACATGGTTGGACACACCCACTATTGTCCAAAATAGACATAATCAAAGAACAGAAAATTAGTAGACTCGATGGTTAATCCTAGACAGAAAGGCAATCGAGGAGAACAGCAAGTTATATCTATGTTAGATAGACTTACTGATGAATCATGGGTACAGACACCTGGATCTGGTAGTGGAAAGATAAAAGGTGATCTCATGGTTCGAGATAAGCACAATCTTTTTACTGTAGAAGTTAAGTTCTACAAAGAGTGCGGTTTCAATAGTAAGATTTACACGCAGAAAAGTAATAATCTTTTCAAGTGGTGGAGTAAACTATGTAAACAAGCACAACAAATGGAACAAGAACCATTACTTATTTTTCGTGAGAATCACGGTAAGTTCTTTGCAGCGACAGTAAGAGAACCAAAAAATACATTGCAGTATATGCATATTGCCTGGCTAGGTGCATATATACTTATTGCAGAACACTGGCTAGAAAAAGAGGAGATACAGTTTACAAATGGCAATCACATTCTCAGACCTTGGGAACCCAGCCCCAACTGGCAACTTGCTGATAGTTGATGGACTGAATATTGCATTTAGGTGGAAACATCAAGGTGTAACAGACTTCAAGTATGATTATGTTAGAACAGTAGAAAGTCTAGCAAAATCTTATAATGCAGGTACTATAGTTATTACGGCTGACGGTGGTAGTTCTTATAGAAAAGAAATATTCCCAGAGTACAAGGCAAACAGAAAAGAAAAATACGCAGAACAAACTCCTCAAGAAGAAAAAGAGTTTGCAATGTTTATGGCAGAGTTTAGTAATACTCTAACATTACTCAAAGAAAAATATCCAGTATTTCAATTCAAAGGAGTTGAGGCTGATGATATTGCAGCATACATTAGTATGAATCTTGATAAGTATGGATTAGACGAATGTTGGATGGTTTCATCTGATAAAGACTGGGACTTACTTATCAATGAGAAGGTTTCT